ACGTTTAATGGTCCAGTACGTTCGGAGAACGGATTTGAGGCTATTACAAAAAACACATCTACAGGTGCGGTAACTAAACTTGCTGATCTGTTTTCAGCTGCGAAAGCTAACACAACTGCTTCTTCAAGAGCAGGAGCGTTATTGCTTAACTCGATAGCAACAGACAGTTTCACAGTTCAAACATACCAAGCTTCTGTTACGATTGGTGCAGCAGCTACAACTGGAAACGAAGCATCTATCGGAATGCCTGATAACTTTTTACCAATAGCGGTAATGGTTACAGTTGACACTGCAGCAACAAATGCTGTGAACTTACAAGACATCGGAGTTCAAGCTGACACTGATGACTATGTTGATGGCATCTCAGTGGCTGTTAACTCAACTGGATTCAAAGGAATCTTTGGTTGTAACGGTCTTAGAGGTATTGCTGGAACAGACGGAGCTTTAGCTACAGCTGATGAAGTTGCAGCGGTTGTTTCTGGTGTACCAGGTGGATCTGGTGTAACAATGACTTTAACATTTATTGGAGTTGTTGGATCACAAACTTTAGATTTAACTATCTAATTTAATTATCTTGGTGGGAAAACTTGGGACTTTTTTGATCTCAATACCCACCAAGGCCAATAAGGAGATAAAATGAAATCAGATGTAAAATCAGTTAGAAAAGATTCTACAGGTTCAGTCTTTGGAGGAAGAACTAGATTAAGAGGAATTATTCTTGCTTCAGATGGAACAGGAGCAGGCACAGTTATATTACAAGACGGAAACTCAGTAACACAGTTTCAAGTTGACGTACCAAATGGAGATGTATTCGCTTATAATCTAGCAGAAGACGGAATTGTATTTGAAGGTGGAATGACTGTTTCAACTCTTACAAAAGCTACTGTGACTGTTATTATAGACAAGTAAGGAGATTAAATGGCTAATACTACTTCAGGAACTACAACGTTCGACAAAACATTTGCTATTGATGATATAATCGAAGAAGCTTTCGATCGTTTAGGTATCTTTACATTGAATGGTGGACACATGAAAACTGCCAGAAGATCTCTAAATATTATGTTTCAAGAGTGGGCCAATAGAGGTTTACATTATTGGGAGATAGCAAATAACAATATTACATTAGTAAATGGCCAAGCTGTCTACACAATGTTTAGATCAACAGGTGATGGCACTTCTGATGCCACAGCTGTTTATGGTGTTGATGATATATTAGAAGCAAACTACAGAGCTTCAAATGTAGATTCACCTCTTACAAAAATAAACAGATCTACATATCAAGGACTATCTAACAAAACTGCAACAGGACAACCTTCACAATATTATGTGCAAAGATTTATTGATAAAGTTACAATCACTTTATATTTAACACCAGGTGCATCGCAAGCTGGTAATTTTTTAAACTATTATTACGTAAAAAGAATACAAGACGTAGGTGTTTACACAAACGCTACCGACGTTCCTTATAGATTTGTGCCTTGTATGGTATCAGGTCTAGCTTTTTATTTATGTCAAAAATATCAACCGCAAAGATGCCAAGAGATGAAACTCTACTACGAAGACGAGTTAAGCAGAGCTCTAGAAGAAGACGGTTCATCTACTAGCTCTTTCATAACCCCGAAAACGTATTATCCAAGTGTCTAATTTTTCAAAAGGTAAATATGCAAAATTTATATCCGACCGTTCTGGTATGGAATTTCCATACAAAGAAATGGTGAGAGAATGGAACGGATCTAGAGTACACATATCAGAGTTTGAACCAAAGCAACCACAATTAGAACCAAAGCCACATGGTGCTGATCCTCAAGGTTTACCAGAAGCAAGACCTTCGAAGACTGCGTTTCCAACAACAGATTTTTTACCTGATAATCCATTTTCAACAATCAACACATCTACAGTAATAACTGTTTCAGAACCAAACAGTGCAAGACAAACAGGAGATATTGTAAGATTTTATGATGTTAAAGAACCTGTGGGTGGTGTAGCGATATCTACTTTGCAACCTGAGACGACTTTGGCTGCTGATATCAATGACACAACAGACACAGTATTAGTCAATGATTCTTCGCAGTTCCCTGCTTCTGGATTTTTTATAATAGAAAAAGTAAACAGCGATACCAAACTATATGAAAACGAAGTTATTCAATACACAGGAAACACAGGAAATACTTTTACAGGATGCACTAGGGGGACTAATGCTCAAACTAGGGGGAATACTCCTGAAAGCACGACAGCTAGCTCTCACAGTCTAGGTGCAAAAGTCCTTGGCGCTTTCTCAATAACTATGATATCAAGTACAGTAAAGAATCCAAACGGGATGCCGGCTACGTTGACAGAGAATAATAGCTACAAATTTACAGCTTTGTCAGCAGCTACAAGCACAGCTTCTGGTGGTGGGTCTTTTGTATCGGCAGGACCGATAGACAACGGAGTAACTGAATGACATACGATGAATTAAAAACAAAAATTAGAGCTTACACAGAGGTAGATAATAACGCTACAACGCCAACAGTTTTAACGGATACTATCTTAAATGGTATTATTGAAGATGCAGAATTTAGGATTTTAAGAGATGTAGATTCTGACAATAACAGAAGATATGTTACAGCAACCATGGTGGCAGGACAGAGATTTATAGACACCCCTGCTGACCTATTAATAGTTAGATCTGCTCAGATAGTAGACAAGGATTTAAGCACCTCTCCTACAACAGATAGGGATATTATTGAGTATAGAGATACAAATTTTATGGCTGAGTATAATCCGCAAGATACTCAAGGAACACCAAAATATTTTGGCTATTGGGATGCTGACACGCTAGTCTTCGCCCCAGTGGCAGATGCAGCATATACAATTCAGCTAAATTATATCTTGAAACCAGCTGGATTATCTAGTACAAATCCAACTACATATCTTAGTCTGCAGTTTCCCAACGGACTTTTGTATGCATGCCTAGTTGAGGCTTTTAGTTTTCTAAAGGGACCAGCGGATCTCTTGCAATTATACGAAGGAAGGTATAAGCAAGCAGTTGAAGGGTTCACTGTAGAACAAATGGGAAGAAGAAGACGAGATGAGTATACTGAAAGTGCTCCTCGTTTACCAAAACAAGGATAAGGAGATAAACATGGCAATTACACAAGCGATAGCAAACAGTTTCAAAAAAGAACTATTTGATGGCGATCACGATTTTTCACAATCCGGTGGAGACGTGTTTAAGATTGCTCTTTACACTTCTTCTGCAACTTTGAGCTCGGCAACAACTGTCTATCCAGGTGATAGTACTGGTAACCAAGTTGGTAATACTGGACAGTACACACAAGGCGGAGGAAAACTAGTTAATGGCGGAACTTCAATGACAGCCGGCGTAGCTAGAGTAGACTTTGCAGATAGATCTTTTACTGGCGTAACTTTAACAGCGAGAGGTGCATTAATTTACAATACATCTTTCTCTAACAAAGCCGTAGCGGTATTGAACTTTGGAAGTGATAAGACAGCGACATCAGGAACTTTTACGATTCAGTTTCCAGCAGCAACATCAACAGCGGCGATATTAAGAATATCCGGATAATAGGAGAAACCTCCTATGGCGGATAAAATCTATGCAGTAACGGTCGCATCGGGAAACCTTTACGGAGGTGGAACGGGTAACGTCTATTATTTAGACGGCGTAAGAAATTCTGTTGGACCAGGAACAATCGAATGGACTTCTGGTCAAACTATTAGGTTCGACCAAAGTGATGGAACAAACGATAACCATCCTTTATTTTTTGCAACACAAGCTTCAAGTCCACAATCGAATGTAAGTTCTACTGGTGTAACTTATTACCTTGACGGTGCTAGCAACCAAGCTAATTACACTAACACAACAACTTTTAACGCGGCAACAACAAGATATGTTGAAATAGATTTATCTTCTTACACTCGATCGTCTAATCTTTTCTACGCATGTTGGGTTCATGGAATCGGCATGGGTGGAATTATGGAAGAAGCTGCCAACACAAACTACGTAACTACGGTAGCTACAGGATCAAGATACGGCGGTGGAACAGGAAACGTTTATTATTTAGATGGCGTTCGTGACATGAACCTAGAGGTTCTTGGTGGACTAACTTACAAATTTCAACAGAACGATTCTACAAACAATAATCACCCTTTAATTTTTTCTACAACGACATCAACAAGTCAAATTATTTCATCTGGTGTAGTTTATAAATTAGATGGAGTTACTGTATCTCAAGCTGATTATACCAACACAATAACTTTTAACGCAGCAACAAATCGTAGTATTTCAATTAACGTTACTCAAACCTCAGATTTTTATTATTTTTGTTACGTACACGGCTCAGGTATGGGTGGTGTCATGGATCTTCAAACAGATTCATGGAGTGCATTAAACTGGGGCGATGGTGCTTGGAACGCTCAAGATGATTCAACTTTACAAGTAACAGGTCAACCAATGACTATTGCTCAAGGAGATGCAGAAGCATTTCTACGAGAAGGTTGGGGCACAACCAACTGGGGCAATGGTGAATGGGGTGACGTAACAGATTCTGGCGGCGCGTTCACAGGTATTGCAATGTCAGCTACACTTGGAAGTGTAACGATTGATAGTCAAATAAATACTGGTTGGGGTAGATTTGGTTGGAACGAAGCATCGTGGGGAACTTTTGGAACAGCAAATCCAACAGGTATCCAAGCTTCAATGACAACAGGATCTGTAACTATAACTTCACAAATTAATTCTGGTTGGGGCAGAGCTGAGTGGGGCAACGAAGGTTGGGGTGTTAACGAAACAGAAGTAAACGTTACTGCAACAGCTTTACCTATGACTATGGCTCTGGGTGACGAAACAACAACTGCAGAAGTAAATTCAGGTTGGTCTAGAGCTGCGTGGGGTGATCAAGTTTGGGGCGACACAGACGAAGCTGCAGCAATTACTGGAATAGGAATGTCTGCAACACTTGGAAGTGTATCAGTAGACGCAATAGTTAACATTGGTTGGAGTAGAGCATCATGGGGTAATGGTCCTTGGAATGATAATGCTTTTGTTCCGATTGCAGAATTAACAGGTATACAAGCAACAGCAAATATTGGATCTGTTACAATAGATGGAGAAATTAATGTTGGTTGGGGCAGAGGTTTATGGGGCAACCAAGTATGGGGCTTACCAAACGAAGGAGCTGTACCAACAGGAATGCAGATGTCTGCAACTCTTGGCAGCGTATCAATATCGAATCAAGTAAATACTGGTTGGGGCAGAGCGGCATGGGGTCAACAACCATGGAACGAAAATACTACATTTGTAACAGCTACAACTACCGGAATCGGTATGTCAGCAACTATTGGAACTGTAACAACAACTGAAGAAATTAACAGAGGTTGGGGCAGATATGGTTGGGGCGAAGGAGATTGGGGAACACCTGACAATACTATAAATATAACAGGTCAATTAATGACGGCTAATTTAGGCCAAGCAGACCCTTCTCCAGACGTTATGTTAACTGGTATTGGCATGACTATGAACGAAGGCGAAGAAGCCGTTACTGGAGATGGTATTGTAATACCTACAGGAATAGGCTTGACAGCTAACGTAGGAACCGTATATAATTTGATCTGGAATGAAGTAGACACCGGCACAGCCCCTACATGGAAAGAGGTTGACACCGCAGCTTAAACAGCAAAAATTTAATCAAATTTAACATTTGACACTGTTGTCAAATTTTAATAAAAAACAAAAGAGGATAAAAAATTATGGCAAACTCGACATCAGCAAGTCTTAAATTGACTGTTCAAGCTACCGGTGAAAACTCAGGTACGTGGGGACAAATAACAAACACAAACTTATTAATCGTAGAACAAGCGATTGGTGGTTATGATACGTTTAATATTACAAACGCTAACAGAGCACTAACTTTTTCTAACGGTGCCGTATCAAACGGTAAAAACGCAGTAATCAAATTAACTGGAACTATTACAACTAACATCAACGTAACAATTCCAGATTCAATCGAAAAAACTTTCATTGTAGCAAACGGCACAACAGGTGCTTACACAGTGACGTTCAAAACATCTTCAGGAACTGGAGTAACTTGGGCGGCAACTGACAAAACTACAAAAATGGTTTTCTCAGATGGAACTAATGTTGTTGATACTGCTTTCACAGATTTATCATCTGACATCACACCACAATTATCAGGCGTATTAGATACAAATGGTAATGACATTGTCATCGATAACGGTGGAGCATTAGAAGATGACTCAAACAATGAATACATTAAATTTGTAAAAACTGGTTCAGCGGTAAACGAAATATCTGTAACTAACGCAGCTACAGGTAACGGACCAACAGTAGCCGCAACTGGTGGTGATACAAACCTCGACCTAAACATCAATCCAAAAGGAATTGGAAGAGTAACTTTAGGCGCTGGTAAAATTCAACAATTAACTGAGAAGATGACGATCGCTGCAACTGGTACAACTGGTACAGTTAACTTCGACGTAATCACACAAGCTGTTCTTTACCACACAGCTAACTCAGCCGCTAACTTTACAGTTAACTTCAGAGGCGATGGTTCAAACACACTTAACTCCATCATGGATACAGGTGAGTCTTTAACTGTTGCATTCTTAACAACTAATGGCGGTACACCTTATTACAACAACGCAGTCACTATTGATGGTTCTTCTGTAACACCAGAATGGCAAGGCGGATCTGCTCCAACAGGCGGAAATGCAAGTTCAATCGACGTGTACACATACACAATTATCAAAACAGGTGATGCGGCGTTTACAGCGTTAGCTGCACAATCGCAGTTCGCGTAATAGGAGGATAGGAGAAAGATGCCAATACTAGGATCATTCGCAGCAGGATCTGGAAAAGGTTTCGGTTTAACAGCTGGATCTAATCCATACATGGAAGCAAACGGAGGAACTGTATCTGAAGTTGGGGATTACAAAATTCACGTCTTCACAAGTCCAGGTAACTTTATTGTTTCTAAAGCACCTGACCCAGCAGTAGCTTATGCTGATTATTTAACAGCAGGTGGATCTGGCGGAAACGCACCTTCAAACAGAGGTACGGCAGCAGGAGGATTCAGAGAATCTGTTCCTAACCCTGCAGCTTGGACAGGAAGTCCATTAGCAAATCCAAATGGCGCTTTACAATTATCTGTACAAACTTATCCAATTTCAGTTGGTGCAGTTGGTGCTCCACAACCTTCACAAAATACGCAAGGTAACAATGGAAACGCATCTTCATTTTCAACAATATCTGCTGCAGGTGGCGGAGGCGGTGGCGTAGGTCACTATACTCAACCTGTAAAAAGTAACCCAGGAAAACCTGGCGGTTGCGGTGGCTCGGGTGGAGGATATCCTCCAAACACGGGTGCTGGCGGCGGCACAGGAAATAACCCTCCTGTAAATCCACCTCAAGGACAACCTGGCGCGTGGAATGGCGGAGGCGGCGCGGTCGGCAGCGGCGGCGGGGGCGGAGCTGCAGGGGCCGGAACTGAGTTTTTTGGCGGTATTGCAGACATCGGAGTACCAGGTACAGGAACTCCTAACGCACCAAACTTAAGATATTTCTCTGGCGGATCTGGTCAAGGTGGTTCAGGTGATGGATCTGGGCCAAGTGGAACTAACATTGCATACGGCGGTTCTGGTGTACAAGGTATTGTAGCAATAAGATATAGGTTTAAATAATTATGGCTGAGTTTGCAAAAATAGACGAGAACAATATTGTATTAAGAGTAGATCACGTAGAGGATGATATCGCTACAGATGAAGCTGCTGGACAAGCGCATTTAGAAGAAACATCTGGATGGCCTGCAGCGCAGTGGATCATGACTGATAAAAATACACACAGAAACCAATCATTAAATGGCGGTACACCTTTTAGAGGTAACTACGCTGCAACAGGATACGAATGGGATCCATCAGAACAAGTATTTTGGCCAGCAAAAGGAGACAACCCTGCTTCATGGGTAAAAAATACTACAACTTATGATTGGGAATCACCTGCAGGTTTATTACCAGATTTAGCAGAAGATGAATTATTAACACACTACTGGAGATGGGACGAAGACACATTACAGTGGGAAAAACTAGAATACGCTACACCAATTCCACAAGCAGAATATGATGCAGCAGAAGACAAAGACGAACTGCTTGGAAGAAAAAGATAATTAGTCTATATTAGAAAGATGAAAAAGAAAGTATTAACAGAGGTGGCTCTGTTCACCGGCACAGTTAAAAGACCTAAAGGTTACGAGCAAAACAACGCTCAGATAAAAGCTGATATATTAGAAGCACAACTTCAACACAAAACTGTTACTGATAGTCCGACTAGCTACAGATTTTTTGATTACAAATTAAATTATTCAAAAGATATGGGTTATGTACATCAATGGGTAAAAGAATATGCAGAAGTAAAACATAGTTTAGTTTTACTTGAAGAACTATCTTTTGGTAATATCTTACAACACGCTGAACAATCTTTTTCTAGAAAAGTTCTTGAAGAGAATGATCTTAAAAATGAACCTGATTATGTTATGGTATATGCTGTAGATGTATATCCTGACTCTGCTCAAGTTGTTATTGAATACGACAATAATAAACGTAGAGACAACACTTGGTTTCAACCTTTGAATACTGGTGACTTTGCTTTGTTCCCTACAAATCAAAGATTTTTTATTGCAGGTAATG